TGTCAAACTAAGGGTTCTTTCGACAATCGCCCCATGTAGAGCCACCGACGCCGTCGACGCCGCACCTGCAGCTCTAACTGTATACGAACCCGTTCTAGGAGCTGTCCAAAGTTGATATCCCTGTGTCGTCATGTTGAAATACGAGGTATTCGTGACCCAAGGAGCTGTTGCAGTATACGCAGACACAGCAGCCGACAGAATGGGTCCGTTGCGCCCAGTTGCACCCGCCGGTGTAAACGTGAAGGTTGTGAACGCGTAAAGTGGTACTGCTGCCGCCGCCGCCGCCGCCGCCGCATACGGATCGCAGCACAAACTAAATGTTCGACGACCACCCGGTACCGAGCCCGGAGCCAAGCTCAGCGTTTGCGGATAGGCTCCCTTCTCGAACTGGCTCTGTCCGTTAGCTAGCTGTGATATGTGGACATAGTTGTATCTGCGATGGGCCGGCTGCGGCGAGTTTATCAACATCTTGGCAACAATCTGCCGCTTCACCTGCGTCAGATAATCTTGGGCTGAGTTGACTTGCATTATGGTTTACGGAGAGAAAAGACTATCAACACAATGCGGTTTGTTCTTATCAGCACGCACGTAGATCAAACGACGGGGTATTCCAAGGTCGTCTTCAATCTCCTCAAGCAGCTTGCAAATCTGGCTCCAGCAGTCAAGACCTATCATTTTGGGTTTCAGCGTCACCCGTCTCGTGGAAACATTCGCACGGTGCCGTCAGGTGTCGTTGCCTACGATGCCGCCGCAAACGAGGACCCAAAGGAGGAGGGCTTTGGCTTCAACAAGATCCACGAGTATCTGGAGATGGTGAACCCCGATGTAGTCATGATCTACAATGATCCTCTGATTATCCACCGCTTTGTGGAGGCCATGAAGTACAGCAAGGAGACGTCGCCGTATAAGCTGTGGGTGTACGTGGATCAGGTCTACGAGGGCATTGCTCCTCAGCTGGCCGATACGATTCGCACGAATGCCCACCGTGTCTATTGCTTTACGCAGTATTGGACGGATGTCTTCAAGACATATGGCGAGTTTCCCGATGTCCGCACACTGGAGAATGCGGTGGATACGACCATGTTTTCCAAGCTTCCTGATGGAGTCCGAACCACCATTCGGGCGACGATGGGTCTGCCATCCAATGCCGTTCTCATGGTGAATGCAAACCGCAACAGCCAGCGGAAGCGTCACGATCTCGCCATCATGGGATTTGCGGAGCTTCTTGCTCGCGATCCCACGAAGCCGTACTACTTCATGATTGTCACGGGTCTCAATGCTCAGCAGGGCGCCTATTACGACATTAGCCGAATCTTCACGTCAGAGCTCCAGCGTCGCGGCCTCAATCCCGAGGACTTTGCTAAGCGGCTTATGCTGGTGGATACGTCAGCAAAGCCAGTGCCTGATTCCGCCATTAACGAGATTTACAATGCTGCGGACATTGGCGTGAACACCTCCGATGGAGAGGGATTCGGGCTTTGTCAGATTGAGCACCTGTATACGGGTGCACCGCAGATTGTGACAGACATTGGGACCTATCGTTCCTTCATGGACGAGACGGTGTGTGGATTCGTCAAGCCCGGTGACCGCGTCTATTACTCAGGCACCATGCCGCTTGGACTGTGGGCCCCGAGCTTCAGCTACAAGGACCTTGCGGATGAGATGGAGCGCATGATCGCTGCCCTTCCGCAGTTCAAGAAGGCCGCAGCTGCCTATACGTTCAAGACGTGGAACGAGGTGTGTGCGGCGTGGCTGGAGGACGTTAAAGCAGAAACCGGATTGAAGTTGGTGACATCATAACTCCCATACGCAGCAGGCGCTGATGGTCGTCCCACGCAGGTCCATCAAACACTTCCCTTGTGTTCGGATCAATTATGAGTGAGATGCCCTTGATGAGCACCTTTTGCAGACGGCGGTGCTTCTTGGATGTGTTGCGCAGAACAGTGGCATCCAGGTCTTCACTCTTGATGTTCGGCTTGAAGGCTAAGTCCTCTCCAGTTGTGGTGCTGTCAAATCGCATACAGGACACCTGCGGGCGTTCCCGGGAGTGGAGCTTTCGGTGAATCTCGCAATCCACTGCGGACTCCTTCAGCAACAGAGACATTCGCTGACCAATGCGCTCCTTTTCATATGCCGTTTCATACAAGTATTCATCCGTAGACATAAAAGTCTCCACAGGGTCTCCCTCATAGCGCTTTGTGACCATATCGTTACGACGAATGGCCACAATGTTCGGGTATTCTGCGGATTTCATCTGATCCTCCGTAAAGACTGAAATGTAAAAACTGACCTTGACTGTGCGCTCCTCCATCGGAAGGGTTGCGTGAGAGCAAATGCGAATCGCACGACCAATGACCTGATCGTGGCGAGCCGGAGTCCAGTGCGGTTCCATAATGTGAACGTGGCGGACATTGGTGAGCGTAATGCCTTCTGCGCCCGACGCCGAAGCCATCAGGACCTTCAGAATTTTCTTGCCCCGCTTTTCCACACTTTCCTTGAGAGAGGGTGGAAAGTTCTTTGAATAGACGCCGTTGAAGATCTGGCGGGTCAGGTCACGCTCTTCCTCCTTCTCCTCACCCGTATAGAAGGTATACGCCGGACGGTCATCCATCTCAGGGTCTTCTACCCACTGATTCGCAGAGTGAGACAGCTTGTATCTCTGCCATCCTGCGTGTTCAAGCACAGCCGACAAGACGCCCAATCCTTCCAACGAGCGATACTGCGAGTAGATAAACTGATTTCCGTCCTTGGACTTCTTTATGTTCTTCAGAATTCGCAGCATCTTGGGGCTGAAGATCTCCAACCCCTTTTCAGAGAGATACCGATCAGGTTCCGCCAAGAGCTTCTTCCGAACTTCGTCGCCTGATATCTTCTGCGGCTTGTCTTCTGCTGCTCCTTCCTCTACCTCGGGCTTCTTCATGTCAAGAGGAAGCGCATAGTCGCAGACCAAGCGTGTCGGAACTCGGAACGTACTGAGGTTCTCATTCAGCTTGCTTCGGCCTCGGCGAGAATCAATCTTCATTTCAATCCAACGGGCTTCAAGGTAGCGCGTGAACTGTTCTTTGGACATTGGAACCTTCTCCAGCGTATCCTCAAGTTCAATGCGTTTCGGAAGAAGGCGCTCGTCGGCACCCTTGAAATACGAAACCAGTCCTTGAATACGACGACGAAACAGCATGGGGTTCTTCACATTCAGTCCATCAATAAACAAGGTTGCAAACTCTTCATAGTCTGTGGGCAAACACTGAAACTCTTCGGTTGTCACGCGTTCTGTGGCAATCTCACCACCACCGACCTCAATTTCAATCTTGGTCTTTACCGATGCAACCCAGTCTGCGGCCTGAGGAACGTACGGCATGTCCTTCATGTACTGAACGGCAATACGATCACCCTCTCCATTGTATGTGGACCGAAACTGGGGAGGGTTGCGCGTGATAATCACTTGCTTTTTCAGCGTATTGAACTCAATCGTATCGGTCTCGGGAAGAGTACGAAACGCATTGGTGATCTTCTCCTCGTCCCACGTAGGAATGGTCTTGAAGGGAATGGTGATTCGCTCAATCGGTCCACGCAGAAGGTTCATCATGAAGGCAATTTCATTCGGCGAGTTAATGATTGGAGTTCCGGAGAGCAGTACAATCTTGCAGCGCTGGGCACGGTAGATGGACTCATACAACTTTCCGGTGATCTCAGACTCGTTGATGACACGAGAGATCAAGTTGTGGGCTTCATCGATAATGACCACCGAATCGTCATACATTCCCTCCTTGGTGTAGTCGGCAATGCTCGTTCGTGTGAGTCCGTTGTAGCGAACAAAATTGAAGCGTTGATTGAGAATGTCCTTGATCTGCTCACGAATCGCCGCCTTGTCCTGAGTCGACAACCCCTCAAAATTCGGCTGCTGACTTGACGTTGTGACAAAAATGCGATTGTGCTTGTCCATGAATGTCTCCGAAATGCCCAGCCGTTTTCCCACCTCACGCACCTCGTCTGACATTTGGCGCACAGTCCAATGGTTCTCTACGGCATAGATGGGGTCGCCGCACTTCTGCAGTTCCTCACGAAAGTTGGCTTCCAAAGACGCCGGAACCATGACGTAGACCTTGCTGGTCGACAGCAGCGACTCCGCCACGGCAATAGAGGAACACGTCTTGCCCGAGCCCAGTCCGTGATACACCAACAGGCCCCGATACGGTGTCTCAATCTTCAGGTAGTCCCGAATAAGCTTTTGATAGGGAAAAAGCTCACGACCCGTGCCCGTCCGTTTGGCACATAGGTCAATGTTCTTATCCTCTTCGTCCAGCGGATCTACGTCCTTTGCGCGGTAGTCCGACTTAATGAACTGCCGTGTGATGGCGTCTGAGAACGCCCTCCTGTTTGGCAATACGTATTCGCTCATTGTGTTTGGTGTGGAACTTTTTAGACACGTATTTACAAATGTCTAGCAGCGCGTTTGACATAACTCCGAGTGATAAGGCGGATGCACTAAAAGTAGCCGATCGCATGGGCAGGTATGCCGCAGATATGCCGGAAGACGAAACACGTGAGATAATAACCCAAACTGCAAAGACAGTCAGACGTTGGGCTAATAAGCAGTCTCTTCTCGGTGGGCGTCGTCGTCGCCTGCGCAAAACTCGTCGCAGCACTAAGTAATGGATATAGCCCGACGCAATCATCGGATGTGGATGGTGACCATCTATTTGTTCCTGATGGCTGCATTCCTGTACCTGAAACCGTCCGTCGCCTTTGGGCGTGAAGGACGGATTCGCCCGTTTGGGGCAACCGATCGGGAAGCAACGGTGTTCCCGTTGTGGTGGTGGGTGTTTGTGATTAGTGTGGCTGCATACTCCATCACGGTCTATCTCGCAGGGTTCCGCTTCACGTCCTAGCCAGTTTCAAAGGTCGTCACGATGCTTCGTAGTTCATTGATCATTGCGCCCCTCTGAACATGGTGAGGACGGACAAGAGCCGTGCACTCGTCAAACGTCTTCCATGCAATACCCGAGATCTCTCGGCGTTGCATTGGAGTAAACCGCTGCGTCAAGTCAATCATCTCCGGGTGCTGCGCCAGTGCGACAAAGTAAATGTGGCGATACGTAATGCCATTCAGTCCCTCAAACGTTTCTTCAAGGCGAATGTTCTTGAGGACAAGGTAGGCATCACGGGGAACGTTCGTCTCTTCACCAAACTCACGAATCGCACAGTCTACGTCACTTTCCCCCCGAATTCTGCGCCCCTTTGGAAATCCCCATTCGGGCTCCTCGTAGATTGAAGGGTGCTTGCTCACCAGCGCAGCCCAGTCCAACTGCTCAAACCGTTCCTTGGACGTGGCCAACTCGCCGCTTCCGTGATCATCTCCCCACAAGCTTTTCCAGATGGTTTCAATGGGCGTATCGCTAATGAGGCGCTGCTCTAAAACTGTCATGTTTCCAATCAGGCGCCCAACGTACTCCAAGTCCGTAGGGTCGTACTTTCCTCGCATAAATTCCGCAAAACTCATGCTGTCTTTCCTCCGTATCATCAGCAACCGAGAGGTTGCTGGATCAATTGGAAGAGAGGAACTATCTGCAAGAATAAGCCCACATGATAAGACCGGGTCCTTACACGCCCGAAAGAGATGACCTCGTGTTCCACAGTTGTTACAATACATTACTTGTTGTGACCTTGCGGGTAGATCTATTCGTTTTTCCATTGTGTCTTACCACAACTTCCTTTGTAAGTGATACATAAATGGG